TCTTAAAAGAGCAAAGCAAAAAGCGTTAGCGCTTGCTGCTAAGAAGCGTCCAGATAAAGAACAACCAATTGATGTTCGCAATCCTGCGCCTAATCCAGAACGTCCACCTAAGAGTGAACTTGCTGCATTTAGTCAATTGAGTAAAGCAGAACAAAAGAACTACAACCGCATTGAAGCACGTATTAATGCTGGTATAAAAGTAAGCAAGAAACCAAAACCAGATGCAAAACCTGTTGAGCGTAAGACAATTGAACAAGCAATCACACAGGCTAGACAACAACGTTCTGGTACAACACCTGCTCAAGTGGCACGTGCAAAGAGAACAGAAATTGCTAAAGGCAAATTAACCCAAGCACAGTTAAATGAAATTAAAAAAATTGCCGCTAGAGCAAAGAGGGCTGGAAAATAATGTTAACTGATAAGCAAATTTTTTCACGTGTTGCATCTTTAAAAGACCGCAACCGTGACCGTGATGCTCGCCATCAGAATGTATTACTAGTCCGTCAAGGTCAGATTGCTAGCGTATACCCTGAGTTTTTTCCAGAAGGTGTAGATGCAAACGTAGTTGCTAACTTTGTTGACATTGTAGCCCGTGACTTATCAGAAGTTATGGCTCCATTGCCAGCAGTTAACTGCTCAGTAGTTAGCCAAGTAAAGGACCGTGCTCGTAAGGCAGCAGACAACCGTACTCGTATTGCTGCTAACTATCTTTACAATTCTGATTTGCAAGTACAGATGTACACAGGAGCAGACTGGTACATCACATTTGGGTTTGTCCCGTTCATGATTGAATTGGACACTGAAGCAAAGTTGCCGCGTATTCGCGTAGAAAGTCCTGTCGGGGCGTATCCTGAGTTTGACCGCTACGGACGCTGCGTTGCTTTTGCTAAGCGTTACTCTATGCCACTGGCTGAATTGGTTTCTCAGTTCCCAGAGCATACTGACGCTTTGCTTGGTCGTGATGGTTATGACCAAGACATGAATGCTAGATTCGATATTATTCGTTACTACGACCAGTATCAATCTATCATCTACGTTCCAGACCGTCAGAACCTAGTTATCTCCCGTGCTAAGAATCCAATTGGCAAGATGATGGTGGTAGTCGCAAGACGACCAACTGTTGATGGTGAGATGCGTGGACAGTTTGATGATGTTCTCGGTATTCAGTTGCTTCGCAATCGTTTTGCATTACTTGCAATGGAAGCAACAGAGAAGGCCGTTCAGTCACCATTAATTGTCCCTGACGATGTGAACGAGTTCCAATTCGGTGGAGACGGAGTTATCCGCACTAAGAACCCAGCAGGTGTTCGCCGAGTTGAACTACCAGTATCTGGCTCATTGTTTAATGAGCAAGCAGTTCTACAAAATGAACTGCGTACTGGAACACGTTATCCAGAATCACGTACTGGAAATGTTGATGCTTCAATTATTACTGGTCAAGGCGTTCAAGCCCTTATGGGTGGATTTGACACACAGGTTAAGTCAGCACAAGCCATCTTTGCATCTACATTAAAGACTGTAATTTCACTCTGCTTTGAAGTAGATGAGAAAATCTTTAACGAGCAGAAGTCTATTCGTGGTATTGATTCTGGTTCACCTTATGCAATTGAGTATCTACCGTCAAAGGATATTAAGGGAGACTACTCTGCTGATGTCCGTTATGGAATGTTGGCTGGTCTTAACCCAGCGCAGGGACTTATCTTTATGCTACAAGCCCTTGGCGGTAAATTAATTTCTAAGGACTTAGCACAGCGTGAATTGCCATTTGGAGTTAACGTAACTCAGGAGCAGGAAAAGATTGAAGTTGAGGAAATGCGCAATGCGCTTATCTCATCTCTTAATGCTTCAGCACAGGCAATTCCACAACTTATTGCAAATGGCGGCGACCCAACTACAATCGTTAAGAAGATTGCAGAGGTTATCCGTATGCGCCAGAAGGGCACTCAGATTGAGGACGCAATCAATGATGTGTTCGCTCCAGAATTACCACCTGCTGGGGAAGCATCTATGGTTGAGCAACCGTCCCCTGCTCCCGCCGCATCTCCAGCAGGTGGCGCTCAACCTCCACAAGGATTACAAAGTTTACTTTCCAGCCTAACAATGGGTGGAACAGCAAACGCTTCAGCACGAACAGTAACTCAAAGATAACTAGGTAGGGGACAATGACAACACTTGCTGCTTATCAAGGAGATGGTTGGTCTGTAATCGGCTGCGATTCTAGAGCATCTGATGAAGCAGGTCGTCCTATGACGATTGCTACACACAAGATTATTGAAAATAACGGATACCTCATTGCAGGTTCTGGTGCTAGTCGTGGTTCTAACATTTTGCAGTTTGGGTGGAAACCACCTAAGCCAACTAAGTTAGAGGACTTAGATTTGTTTATGACGCAAAAGTTTATCCCCGCTATGCGCAAAACATTTATTGATGCAGGTTATGACATGAAAGAAGACGGGGATGCTGCAGCGCAAGATTCAGATTTTATTATCAGCGTTAACGGAGTCCTTTATCCTGTATTTCAAGATTATTCTTGGGACCGTGATATTCGTGGCATCTACTATGGTGGCAACGGCGGCGATGTTGCTCTGGGTGTTATGGAGGCTCTTGATATTGATAAGTGTGAAACACCAGAACAAGCAGAAAAAATAATTCGCAAAGCAATTGAGATTGCTTGTGTGTGGGATATTTATACAAGCCCACCAATTATAACAAAGATTCAGTACGCAAAATGAGTAAACAATTCAGGGAGAAGATAGAGCAAGCACTACAAGTTCTAATAGAAGAAGACCCTGAAGGGTATAACTTTATCTGCGCTAACTGGCTAATAATTACAGAATGGGCAGATTACGATGGAACTCGGTACTTGCATACGGAAGTGTCAGAAGCAATGACACCCTGGAATGCTGAAGGCATGATGCGTTTGGCAAAGGAGTACAACAAAGATTCCCTTGGCCAGCCAAAAGAAGAAGTTGAAGATGATTTGGAAGATGAAGGAGATGAATACTGG